GCTTAGGTTGTATGTTTTTACCTCTTCAATTTCATCCCAGTAATACTTCAAAAACCCGCTGCCCTTCACGAGCGCGTCTTTAAAAGTCTGGTACATAATCGAGATATAGCTGTCGTCCTGGTCTTGGTTCAGAACGTAGTTGACGTAATCGGTCGCCTGCTTGGCCGTCTCTAAATCCTCGGGCCCCACAGGCGCATATTCGACAACGTGGTCGCTGCCGCAGAAGACGCGCATTAGGCTGGGGAGCATGGCCTGCACGGTGTCGCGCACGTCCATCGTCATCGCAGTTGAGCGCCCTTCTTGCTCGTTACCGAACGGCTCGCCGTTGTAATACTCGGCGGCCTCGGCCCGGCCAGGGCTTACGGTGTTATCGATAAAATCAACTGCGTCCTCGATGGCAATTCGAGCAATCGCGTTGATCTGCTCCTCGTCCATTTCGGGGTTTTCATCGACGTATTGCTCGTCGTCATCGTAATAATTTGATTCGCTCATAGTGGGCTCATATCCAGTAATGATTCGCCAACGAGCTGCGCACGGCGCGGGAGCTGGCCAAGGAGTGATGTGATAGGTTCGATAATTGGCATAGCAGGCGCGAGCAACCCGCCAAGAAGTCGCATGCCGTCATCGCTAAGTTGCTGGCCAATTTGCGTTCGAGGCTGATAATCCATTGCCGCCAAACGAGCCTGGCTTGCGCGGTCGATTTGGCTAGTTGGTCTGCTGCTGGTCAGCGATTGAATAAGCGTGTGTGGCGCATTGGCGATCGGCGCGATCATCGCAGAGCCGGCGTTTGCTGCGGCGTCGAGGATGCCGGCGCCGTAGTCGGCGAGCGTGGGCTTTTGTTGGGCTGCTAGAAGTCCTGCTCCCAATCCGACCGCAGCGGGAGAGGCAGACTTGCCTCTAGCTCTGCCGTCCACTCCATTAGGGGACTCTCGGGGTACGCTAGGCTCAAGTAGGTTGCTTTGTCGAACGGGAGTTGCTGGTCGAGCATCATTTGCAGGAGATCGTCCTGCAGCCCAGTCCGGCACATCCACGCCTCCAGCTTTTTCGAGGATGAGCGATCTAGCGGTGTCGAGACTGATTCGACCTTTCGAGTAATCGTTCCAGATCCCTTCAATGGCAGCTTTATTACTGGCATTTTTCCACTTCGCTGGGTAAAGGTTACGCACCGCCTCCCAAGTGACGGACTGCATCTCTCTGGGCATTATACCAGCCTGCTCAGCGGCCATTCGATATGCATCTGCGTTAATACCATAGGTGCCGCTTGCGCCTGTTACGGCTGATCCTGGTGCCCCAGAACCAAAGTTTGCAGCCACTGCCGGCGAGCTACCGCTTAACGGCATCAACTGCCCGGCTGCAATTGCGTGCGTATCCATAGTTACGTCAGCAATAGCGGGCATCTCTCGCGCATACTCAGGCGCAACGATATTGTTATAAAAATTGCGAACCTTGTGCTGTTCGCCCATCTGCATCGAGATGTTGTCGATGTCCCCGTTCTCAATAACGCGAATGGCTTTTGCGATTTCGTTGTTGGAGCCCCAAGCCGCTGTCGCCTTGTCGCCCTTTGCTGTAAGCGCTGGCCCCATGCTTTGGCCAGTAGGAGAAATGATGTCGTAACCGCGATCTGAAAAAGCTTGATCGTGCGATCGAACCCACATTGCTTTTTGAATGTCAGTAAGCTCAGCGAAAGGGCGACTCAAAACGGCCTTGACGTTGTCTGCGTATTCTTTTTTAGCGTAAAGCTCTTTCAGCTTTGCAGCGTGCTTCTCGTCCGGCAGCGCCGTACCAGATCGAACACCTGCCTCGTATGAGTCAAACACGCGATCAGCAAGCGACACGTTTTGATACCAATCCTTCTGCGGAGAGAGCGCGGCCAAAACCCCGGCGGCTTGCTCTATAGTTGCTCCGTATCGATTGGATAATCCGCTCGCTAGCTGGTTAGCACCTCGATACCAATTCTTCGCAGTTTCAACGACGTTGCCTGGCATTTGCCCGTATAGGAAATCCAGGTTGTCGGCCATTTGGTCTTTATAGGCATCGAGAAGACCGCCAGTTGACCTGGCTCTTGTCCTAAGCCCAGGCATGTTCTGGACTGCCGCTGCCACCGTCTTATCGAGATTGCCTCCAGCTTCGATTGCTTGAGTATCGACAACAAGACTTGGATCGAGCGGGCTCTCGGTTGCCTTGACTGCGGTTGGGTATCTCTGGCCGATGCGAGCGCCTTGCTTAGCAGCGCCTAGCAGTATCGATCCCTGGCCGGCTTGCGCTTCATTAGACTCAAACATCGCGTAAGCAACTGGGATCGTGACGCCGTACTTGCGAGCGATGTCGATTATTTGGTCGTCGAAGATAACGAAATTTTTAGACTGCTTCTCTTCGGGCTTGTGGCGAGTGAATGCGTCACCATACTCAATACCAGGCACGCCCTCGGCTTTCATAATCTGCGCGCCTCGAGGGGATTCCCAAAACCTTCGGAAATGGTCGTAATCAGACTCTGGATCGCCGTATACGTTTTTCCCTTTTGGAGACTGTTCGGCGAATTTAGCGTAAGCGCGCTTGACGATATCTGGCTGGTCTTCCAGCGGACTATCGAGCTTTAGAAAGTCTTTTCGATCGGCGCGAATGTTGACTTCGTACAGCCTGCCAAGGTTTGGCCCGTAGTCTGTGATCTCTTTTGCAACTGCTTTTGCGGCGTCTGCTAAATCTGGGTCGTCAGCATATCGAGCGACTAGCTCTTCGGGACGAGCATGAAGCATTGCGTCTTCGTACATCTGCATGCGCTCGTAATCGCCCTTACGCTCCGCAGCCTTGTACTTGCGCATCAGGAAATCTTCGTAATCAAGATCGCGCTTTGTGAGTTGATCGCGATAATTCCTGGCAACATCCTCGGACTCAGCAAAGTACAAGCCTTGCCCGTACATGTTGGCGCCTTCGCCGGTTAGCGGGTAATCAGTACTAAATCGATCGAAATCATGCGGAGAGCCGTGATAAGCCCGAATGCCAGGCGAGAGCAAGCCGGCATCGAGTGCTGCCTTAGCGCCTTGCTTGGCTGCAGAAACAACACCAGCCTCAGATTCTTCTGGCGCCGCCAGGAGGCCAGCCCCGACAGCCGCTGCGGGCAAAACTGTTCTAACGGTCGCTCGATCGTATACGGGGTGCTTCTTTCCCCTAACACTAATTTCGCCAACCTTTCTGCCTAACTCGACATCGCCTTTTCTTGTCGGTCGCAACCGAGGTTCGCTTTTTGAGTTTGGATAACGCGCAAGATCCACGCCTTCTGGAAAATCAGTTTCTAAGGCGTAGTAGTGTTTTCCTTTAGTTTCGACTGATATCAAAGGAAAGGAGCTGTCTGGATTCGGGTCGTAACCTTTTGGTGCTTTTGTCCACTTCCATCCTGCTTTCTTTTTGAACAGGTTGGTCTTTACCATCGCGCCTTTTTTGTCTGGCGGCGCTTCGAGCAAACCCTCGCTAACCTTAAATTGCGGCTTCCCGTCTGGGCCAACACTTATATTCCCAGACATAGGATATTGGCCTGTTATATCTTGCGGGCCACCTGGCCCCATCTGCAGATATCGGCCACCAGGCTCGTAATCGAACTCGCTAAGAAAAGGCTTGAAAGCCTTATCCTCTGGATCGAAAAACCGTTGAGGCGCAGGCATGACCGACCGGGTTGCTTGGTCGATGGCTTGCTTCACACCCTGCTTGGAAGCCGAAGAAAGAAGCCCCATCTATTTTTTCTTTTTGGACTTCTTTTTGTCAGACTTGGCGAGCATCTTTTCGATGTCTGATGCTGCGTCGCGGTGGCCGCCAGGGCCGTTTCGGTAGGGCTTTTTGTAGCCAGTTGCTTCGAGATATTCAGTCATCGCCATGAGCGCTCCCCCAGATATGGGCAAAAGGTACGCTCCATTTTCGCAAATCTCAGAGAGTTGCGTAAGTATCTAGTGGTGACTTTTGTTATACAAGAGATAGGTTTCGACGGATCGGCTTGGCCCAGTTGCTCGACATCGATGATCCCCTG